ACATTGCTGCACAAGAAGCATCAATCCAGAAACTAATCTCTAAAGTAGATGGTCTTTCTTACTTAGGTAGCCAATTCGCTGCTGTAAGAGCAAGAAAAGAAGATCTACAATTAAGATCAATCTTAAACGGTGTTTCAGATAAAGTTTGGGATGCTACTACTGTTGGTGCATCTGATTCAGAAGGCGTTGTAAATACTTTCGGGTATTACACTGGTTCTGATTCTTCTTCTGCTCCTGTAGCGTTGTTTGCAAATGAAACAAATGCTAATAAAAGATCTGCTTTCTTCGACAAAATGTTTGATGCATTAACTGCTATCAAAGGTGAATATGAAGAAGCTTTTTACTACCTAGTTGTAGATACTGCTACTTATAATACAATGAGAAAACAAAACGTTCTTGACGTTGCTCCTGTTGTAGACGGTAACTTTAATTTCTCAACAGTTATGGGTGGAAAAATTAGATTAGTTATTAACAACCAAGTACTAACTGCTAACATGCCTGCTGGTTTAAAAGTATCTTACTTAGCTAAACCTTCAGCATTCCATTACAGTGAAATCGGACAAGTTAACCCAACAGCGGTTGACAGAAACGAACTAGCTGGAAATGGTGGTGGAGCAGTTACTATTTTATCAAGATGGGGAAATATCATGCATCCTAAAGGATTCTCATGGGCTGGAAGTGCAACTGCATATCCTGCAAATATAGACCTAGCTGATAAAGCTTCTTGGACTGTTCATGCAACTAACGTTAACCAAGTAGGAATCTTTCCTATATTCCACGGTTAATATTATAACTATTAGATACGGAGAAATATAATGGCTTTACAAAAAGGAACTAACTCACTTGTTAGTATAGCAGAATCTGATGAATATTTTGAAAATAGATTGAACTCAGAAAACTGGTTTACTAATGACAGTGCAGTTGAACAAGCTTTAGTAACAGCCACTGGAATTCTCGATGACATGGATTGGGGCGGCACGGCTACGCCTACTGCCTCATACCCGTTATCGTGGCCTAGAGATATTACATATTATGATAATAAATCTGGCTACTTTATAGATATAGAAGATGATAGATCTACTACGTCTGAAGGTACTATTCCAGGAGATATCAAAAAGGCTACTTTTGAGTTAGCATTTCATTTATTAAACAATATGAAAACACAAGAAAGTAATGCATCAGGTGAAAATAAAGTTAAAGACTTAACTGTTGGAGCAGTAAGATTAATATTTGATCTAAACAGTGGAGTTAAAAACTTTAAAGAATTACCTGATAGTATTATTAATATTGTTACTAAATATTTAAATGAAACGTCTAATACTCAATCACGTGGTGTTAAAGTTAGTGGAGGTGCTTAATGAGTTTTAAAACACTTATAAATAGTAACGTCACTAACGCATTTTCATTGGTTGGAGATCTAGCTACTGATGTACAGTTTACTAATATAACCGTTACTGGTTATAACTTTGGTAATCAAACTGTTAATTCAACAGCTATATCACCTATTACTATCAAAGGTATTATAACAAAAAGTTATAGAACTAATGATGATAAGCCAAGAATAAATGCTGATATAATATTAAAGTCTTCTGATATTGATTCTAAGACTATTGACAATTATGATTCTATCATATTTGGCGGTAATACTTATGCAATTAATAGTTATGAAGATAATGGTTTTATCATAAACATTACAGTAGGAAAGGAAGGTTAACATGGCAACAATAACACAATTATTAACGTCTGTTGAAAGTCTTTTCGATACTACTGAATGGACATCGCATAATATAAAAGCATTTCCCGCAAACTACCAAGGTACTATAAGTGCTGATGAGTGGGTTCGGGTTAGTGTATTGCCTTTTTCTTCGGAGTTAGTTTTTAATACTGAAACAAAAGTCAACGGTCAAATAGTATGTCAAGTTTTTGTACCTTCGGGTGCAGGAATGAAACGTGCTTATGAGATTGCTGATGTATTAAAAAACTTGCTTGATCGGAAAGTAATTTCTGGATATCTGCAAACAACTAATAGCTTTATAACAACAATTGGAGTTGACGCTAAAGATTCATCATTATTTAATGTGAATTATACTGTCAATTTCATCTCAATTAACTAATACAAATATAAGGAAAAATATACAATGGCTCTAATAAATAATATAGGTGCTGGGATTTTTACAAGCTTGAAATTCAAAGCTGATAGTTCTTACTCTCTTCCTACTTCAGACTCTTCTCACCAAACCTTCATCGGTGCTGGTACAGGAGATTTTGATGGTAGTACAGAAGTGACTTCAATCAGAGAATTTCCATCTTTTGGAAAACCCGCTAATATCGTTAACGTTCCTCAGTACGGACAATCTGTAAGTTCTCAAATTCAAGGACAAGCTGATGCTCCTACTATGGAATTCATGATTAACTATGTACCAAGTGTACATGGTGCTATCCAGGATTTAGTTCAAGATGGTTTGACTTACGTCTTCCAAGTTGATGTAAAAAATGCTGAAACTGGTGATAACGGTGCTTTCTATGTAAAAGGATCTTTTGCATCATTCGAAATTACTCCTAGTCTTACTGATTCAAATCAGGCTACTATTACTATGAGTACTGAAGGTGACTACAAAGGCCCTTTCGCTGACGCATAATAAATAATTTTGTTGCGGGCATTAATTTGCCCGTTACTTAACTAGTATAGGATAAATAATGGATAATAATAATAAACCTTTTAATAAGTTTTATGTATTACGAATAACATCATTACATATTAAAAAGGCAATAGACACTTCTATTCGTAAAACATACGATAGAATGAAAGACGTTGAGAATAAAGCCGAAGTCTTTGAAACACTTGATGTACTACACAAGGTACGTAAGTTAATGGAAGACTTTGAAACAAATAATAAACATTTATATAAAAAACCTGAAGAAGTTAAGGTTGAAAGTATTGATGTAGATAAAACATATGAGAATGAAGTAGATAATAAGGATAAATAATATGAAACATATAAAGATAGTTGATATAACTAAAAAGGTTCCATTTTTGGAACAAGAAGTAGAGATAAAACAACTTACAGTTAAAGGGGTAAAGGATTTACAATTAACTTTAGATAAAGCTAAAGGTGATGTATCTGGTTTATCAACACTGAGTGCAATATTTAAAGCAACTGTAATTGGTACTGATGGTATGAAAGATAAAGAATTTGAAAACTTTCCTATTCAAGCATTAACAGAATTATCAAATGAGATTCTGATTTACAATGGCTTAGGTGCTAAAGATGATAAAGGTGATAAATTGGGAAAGACGAGTTAGTAGAATATGAAATGGCTTTACAATTAGGTATAAGTTTAAGAGATTTACATGCTATGCCATTTACTGAATATAATGGTTGGCATAAATATTTTGAACAAAGACCTTATGGTTGGCGAGATGATCATAGATCTGCTATAATAGCCCAAACTACTTATCAAGGCACTAAACCTTTAAATGTGCAAGAGTTATTTCCTTCTTTACAATTATTACAAAACAGCGAAGCTGCAAAAACTAATAAAAATAAAGCGGGCTTCGAAGCTTTGAAGTCTATGGTAAAAAATAAATCTAATACATAATAGATATGGCGGATAAAACCGCCTATCTTTTAGGAGGTATTTATGCGAGATAGTAAAAAGATTGAAGAATATATTAAAGAATTACAAAAAAGTTTAAAACAAAAAGAATTATTTAAAGATCTTAAAAAAGAAGTTAACACTGGTGCCAATGGTACTCAAGGTTACAAAATTAAAAAAGGTATTAATAAAGGTAAAGTAATATGACAATAACTGTTATTAATTTAAGATCATCTATGATTAATCTTCAAAAAGATGTTGATAAAGAAATTGAGAAGCAATTAAGGGCTAAGTCTTTAAAAGCATTTGCTGATGTTAAATTAATGACACCTGTTGATACAGGACAAGCAAGAAACTCTTGGTATATTGGATATACTGAAAGATATTTTGATGGTGAAGGTAGTGGTTCAAATATAACTATACTTGCACCTAAAAATAAACCACATGAAATTATTATAACTAATGGTGTTACTTATATTCAATTTCTTAATAATGGTCATAGCCGTCAAGCCCCAACAAAATTTATAGAGAGTGCTTTTAGAAAGTACTTTGATTCCGTTGAAGTTGAAGTAACTAACGGATAAAAAATTAACCGAAAATGATACACTATTATTGTGTTTAATAAATAGGATTTAAAAATGGCTGTAAAGCTAAACGTACATGCTAACGTCACAGGTCAGGGACAGTTAACTAAATTAAATGCAGGATTAAAATCCTTAGGAACTCAAGCATTAATTGCTAAGGGTAAACTAGCATCTCTAGAAGCAAGAGCAGCCAGTTCAAGAGCAACAATGGCTGGACTAGGTACTGCATTAAAAATTGGTGTTGTTGCAGGTTTTGCGGCTGCTGGTTTTGCTGCTGCAAGTTTTGTTAAAAGTACTTTTAGGGCTGGTAACATAATGGAGAGTGCACAAATTCAATTTAAAGCATTTTTCGGTTCTGCAGCAAAAGGTGCACAAGCATTTAAAATATTAAATCAATATGCATCAACAGTTCCATTTTCAATAGATCAAATTATTCAAGGTAGTACCGCATTAGCAGCAATTTCAGATGGCCCCGAAGACCTAGGTAAACAATTAAAAATAGTTGGTAACTTAGCTGCTGCTGCAAATTTATCTTTTGCAGATGCTGCATTACAATATCAAAAAGTAGCTTCAGCTGGTATTGCTGCTGCTGACTTACTAAGAGATAAAGGTGTTAAAGCATTACTAGGTTTTACAGAAGGTGTAAGATATACAGCCGAAGAATCTATTGCGATATTTGAAAAGAATTATTCTAAAGATGGAAGATTTAGTAAGGTTGCTGATGAATTAGCAGGAACTTTAAAAGGTAGTGCATCTATGGTTCAGGATTTCTACTTTCAACTTAATGCTGCTGCAGCAAAACCGTTGTTTGAGGGATTAACTAAACAAATTAATAAATTAGTTGGTGACTTTAAAAAGAATGATGCTCAATTAAAAGCTTTGGGTGTTAGGGTAGGTGAATTACTTGCACAAGGTTTTCAAAAATTAGGTAACGGTATAAAATTTGTTATTGATAATTTTGATAAAATTGCAAAAGCTGTTAAAGCTTTTATGGTTATAAAAATTGTAGGATTTCTTGCTGGTATTGTGGCTCAATTTATACTTTTAACTATTAGAATAAGAGCAGCATCTAGTGCTATGGTTGTATTAAATATAGCAATGAGGGCTAATATTCTTGGTCTAATAGTAACAGGGATTCAGCTTGCAGTAATAGCATGGATAGCTTTTGAAGATAAAATAAAAGCTATTGGTACTTATATTGTTGATAAATTTAGTCCAGTACTTAAAAAATTAAAAAACACTATGTCTGAGTTTTCAGATGGTGCAGATGAAACTAATCTTGATGTTTTTGATAAAGATGTAAAAAAGATTGATGAATTAAGAGAGAAATTAAAAGAAACAGCTGAAGAGTGGGAAAAAGCTGCAAACGCTAAAGAAGCATATGCACAAATATCTTTATCTGAATATCCAAAAAGAGATAAATCTAAAGATGAAATTGAAGGCCCTGATCTAGATGGCACTATGCGTGCAGAAGAACTTGCTAGAGAAAATGCAAAAAATAAAGAATTAGAAAAAAATCAAATAGATACATTATCTAATGCACATGTAAAAGCATGGGAAGAGAGATTATATCAAATAAAAGAATATAGAGAGCAGTTATCTTCAATTGGTATTGACTCTCAAGGTATTGCTACGACAATTGGTGATACTTGGGTAAACGGTATAAGAGCAGGTAACTCATTATTACAAATTACTAAAGATAGTTTTAAAAACATATTAGCTACTATAGCTGAAACTATGTTAAGAAAATCTATTGAGTATGGTGTAGAGTTATTATTTCAAGCTTTACTTGGTAAAAAAGTAGATAAAGAAAAAGAAATTACTAGAGAAAAACAAAAACAACTTATGTATGCAACACTTACAGCCGCAGTTGGTGGTGGAGGCGGTAGCTTCATGGGGTTTGCTAAAGGTGGTGTTGTACCTGGTGGTGCTCCATATACTGATAGAGTTCCTGCTATGTTAACACCTGGTGAAGTTGTTATACCTAGAAATAAAGTTGGTTCACAATCAGGAAATACAAATATAACTAATATAAATATAAGCGGTAATGTAGATCAAAGATCAATTGATCAAATTAAAGGCGTGATATCGTCTGCCTCAGCCGAGGTTGGTGGTGCTAATAAAGCTTATACTAAGAATACTCAAGGTGTAAGAGGGAGAAATATATAATGGCTACAAGTGCAATTTTTAAATATGCTAATGACATATCAATGAATAGATCCGCTAATTCTGCTAGATCTATTACAACAGGTGGATATGCTAGAACACATAGATTAGGCCCAAGTGTAATGTCATTTGAGGCTGATTTACCCTTATTAACTGAGGAACAGTTCAGAGAGGTTGAAAACGAATTGTTTAGCATTGATGATGGTATCAAGTTTTTAAATGTAAATATTAGTTCTAATAATGG